GTCGGCCGGCGCAACGACGGGATGGACGAAGACGAGGTCTACCTCAGCCAGAACGACGTCCTCAAGCGGACGCTGGACCCGGACATTGGCGGCGACGAAGCGACCTAGGAGGGCATCTTCGGGACGCCCATCATCGCGGCTGTCGACGACGACGCAGAGGAGTACCGCGAGATCAAGCGTGACCGGGCGCGGGCAATCAAGACCAAAGCGTACGGCGTCTGGTCGGCCCAGTTCAACACGCAGGTCACGGAGACGCCCGACGAGTTCATCCTCGAGGAGTGGGACCAGGACGAACAGAACGACTGGGTCAGCGACGTCGACGGTCTGGGCCCTGGTGACATCATCGCCCACGACGGCAGCATCGACCTCAACCAGTGGGAACCAAGCGTGCCCGAGCTGGAGGGGCCGCTGGAGCACTACGTAAGCGATATCCTCGCGCCGCTGCCGGCGCCGAAGTACGCGACGGCGTTCGGCGAGTCCATCGCGAACCACGTCTCGGACCGGCAGGAGAACGCCTACCAGGACACGATCACCGAGGAGCGCCGGGCGGCCGAGCGTGACTGGACGCAGGCGTTCCGCGAGGTCGCCGAGCGCCACCCCGACCTGGACGCCACCGGTGTTGAGGTCAAGATAGCGCCGAAGCAGTCGGACAACCCCATCGCCTCACTGGATGACGGCGAGATAGCAAAGATGGAGACGTTCATGAAGGCACTGGGCAACGGGCTTGGCGACGTCCCAGTCGACGCCGTCCTGGACGTCCAGCAGTTTTTGATGACGACCATGGACCTGCCCGAGGAGGTCTTCGCCGGCGGGGAGGTCGACGTCGACGAGTCCGACCCCAGTATCGAGGACATGGTCCCAACGGAGGGGGGGGATTCGTGAGCGCCACTGCCAGCGATGAACCGGTGTTCGAGCCAACTACTCGCCACAACCAGCTGGTCGAGCGGGCCGACGCCCGAGACGAGCCGACACGAACACGCACAATAAGAAAAAGGTATGCCCAAGGGCTTCGGGGCGCGCTGGCTGGCATCCGGGCAGCGCTCCGAGAGGGCGTCGCCGAGAACGATGCCCTGGGGCTGGAGGCGTTGGCCTCGACGCCCCGCGCCGGTCAGTTCGAGTTCACGACCGACGCGCAGAAGGCCGACGCCGCAGAGCGCTGGCTGGAGCGCCAACTCCAACAGGACGTCCTCGCCCAGTACGGCGGGGAGAACCAGTATATCGAACAGGCGTACGTCAAGGGGCTGGAGGACGCCCAGGCCGAACTGAACGCCCTCGGGGCCGGTGCCGAGATGTCGTCAGCGACGGCCGCGGTCCGCCTACCGGTCCACCAGGAGCAACTCACCCAGCTCTACTCGCGCAACCTCTCGGAACTCCAAGGGCTGACCGACGACCTCGGACGCGACCTCCGACGCGAGCTCACCGAAGGCCTTGCCAGCGGCGAGGGGCCACGCGATATCGCCCAGAACCGCCTGACCGACATCATCGGCCAGGTCGAAGACGGCACGCCGCGGGCGGCGATGAATCGGGCCACGATGATTGCCCGGACGGAGCTGATGTCGAGCCACAACTGGGGCCGTCTCAAAGAGTGGGAGCGCGCCGGCGTCCAGCGCGTCGACGTCATCATCGCCGCGACGGCCTGCGCGCAGTGCCAGGCCTACAAAGCCGGCGCGCCATACCCGGCCAGCGAGGCCTACGGGAACCTGCCGCGGCATCCTAACTGTCGGTGCTCTCACACTATCTGGACTGGAGGCGCATGACCATGACTACATACGAGATACTGGGCGACGCGACGACCGTCGCCGCCGTCGGCGAGGCATCGGGCGACAACCAACTGCCAGTGCATGGCATCATCTTCGGCGAGGGGGACATCAGCATGGGCATGTCGGGCAAGCGAACCCGCTGGCCCGGCGACGTCCTCGAAACCATCGCCGACGAGGGCCTGTTCGAGGGCAAACCCATCACGATGGCCGACTCGCTTGACCCAGAGCAACACGTCGGCGTCGAGATGACCGACGACGGGCCCGCGCTGACCGGCAACGTCTCGATAGATGAGAAAGCCGGCGAAATCACGGGCACGGTCTACGAGGACGGCGTCGGCCTGCTGTTCGAGGGTTTCCTCGCCGACTGGGAAGCTGAAGAGGCCGTCGAGACCGGGCTTGCCCAGGTGTCGCCGGTCGTCGTCCGCGACGTGGAGCTCGTCGAGGGCGAGGAAGACGACCCCGACGCACTCTACGAGGTGACCGACGTCGCCGCGGCTCGGGACCTGGCGCTGGTGGCCGACGGCGCCGTCCCGAGCAACGAAATCAGCGTCGGCGAGTCGCCCGATATCGGATCGGCAGCCGCCGAGGCACTGTCGGCGCACTTTGGGACCGGCGGCGGGGCGCTGGAAGCGCTCGCAGACCACCGGGGCGGTGATGACGGCTCACAAGGCGGTTCGAGCCAGAGCACCCCGGCCGACAACAATGGATTCACTATGGACCTAACAGACAAAGAGCAGGAGCTGGTCGCAGCGGCCCGGCAGACGGACGACCCGACGGTCGTTGAGGCTGGGGTGCGCGAGCGGCTCGAAGAACTGGAAGCACAGATCGACGAACACGACGACGTCATCGAGCAGGCGGCCGACGTCGACGACCCCGAAGTCATGGAGGCCGAGCAGGCCGAAGCCATGAGCGAGCGGGTCGCCATCGTCGAGGGCATGATGGCCGAAGCGCTGCAGGAGCGCACCGGCCTGAAGGAGTCCACCGTCGAGGCCATGTCCTTCGAGGCGATGGCCGGCGAGTTCGAGGCCGAGGACGGCGACCTCGACGTCGAGGCACTCACCCAGTCGCCCGAGACTGGCTCGGGTCCGACCAACGGCGGTGAGGGCGGTAGCGGGCCGTCCGACGACGACGTCGAACGCATCGCGGAGATCAACGACAAGCTCGACACCGTCGGCAACGCGCTCCCCGACGAGCGCGTCGAGGCGCTGCGCGACGAGGCAGCCGACCTAGCTGACGCCGACGACTACGACGGCGCCCTGGAGGTGCTCTGAATCATGACAGGCAAGGCAGGACAGAACAGCGGCGACAGTACCACGACGCTCCAGTACAGCGACGCGAGCGAGACCACATCCGCCGGCGACGCCGTCGGCATCACGGGCGGCGAAATCGAGCCCGGAACGGACACCGAGAATCTGCTTGGTGTGCGGGCCCGTGGCCGTCTGAGCCCGAACAGCTCGGAGGCGCCGGTCCACGTCAGCGGCCCGACCATCGCCGCCGTCGAGGGCTCTGTCTCCGAGGGCGACAACCTCGACCTCGGGACGACTGGCGCCGACGGCGAGCTCGAAACGACGGCTGGCGGCCCGGCCCACGCACTCTCGGACGCCGGCGGCTCCTGGCGCGACCAGGACGCGCCGGCTGGCCACGCGTGGGTTCTCCTGTAACGCGGCGACAACCACAGCGATACTTCTCATAACACATGGCTCAGACAGCAAGCGACATCATCAGCGACGACGACGTCCGGTCGATCGTCGACAAGATTCGAAACAAGAAGTACCAGAACCGCACGGCGTTCCGCGACTACGACGCCACGAACAACGACTCCAACTCGGTGGAGTTCCCGATCTCGGACGGCGACTTCGACGGCGAGGTCGCCGAGGTCCCGCCCGGTGCCGAGTTCCCGCGGGCCACCAAGGACTACGACACGGTCCAGGCCGCACACACCAAGTACGGGCTGGAGATCGTCATCCCCGACGAAGACGTTGAGGACAACGTCATCGACATCACGATGGACCAGGAAGAGGACCTGGTCCGGGCGGAAGAAACGCGGGTCGATGGCATCGCGTACGACATCCTCTCGGGGAACACCAACGCCGCTGGCCCCATCGACGCCGGCAACGCCAACACTGGCGTCATCGAGTACGAGGACATCACCCTCGCCCGGCAGCAGGCCTTCCAGGACGAGCTCGACCTCGGCGAGCTCCGACTCATCACGGGTGGCCAGAACATGAACGACCTGCTGAACATGGACAAGTTCACGCAGGCCAGCGAGCTCGGCGATCAGGTCCTCCAGCAGGGTATCCTGCCCGGCGGCAACCTCGTCGGCCAGCAGGCGTTCATCGGCGTCGCCGGCGACATCCCGGCCTACCTCACCAACACCGGCGACTACGCTGACGGCGAGGCCTACCTCGTCGACCCGACGAACTTCGGGTGGGAAAGCACGCGTCGTGCCGTCGACGTCACGCAGTACCGCGACGAGTCCATCGAGTCTGACGTCTGGCAGATCGACGAGCGGGTCGGCTTCGTCGCGAGCCAGCCGACAGCGAACATCGCCATCGACACGTAACGCATGCTCCTCCAACACGACTCCGGCGGCGCCGTAGCACTGCGCAACCAGCAGGTGCTGGGCGACGACTCCCCGCTGGAGTTCGACGAGGACGGCCTGGCAGAGGTCGACGACGCTGTCGGCGAGAGACTGCTGGCGATGCATTGCCACATCGCCCGGGGACAGGCGCCCGGCGACTTCGACGCGGCGGTCTTCGTCGACCGAACGCCGATGGACGACGTCGTCGCGGACATCGTAGCTGGCGAGGCCGACGGGCACCTGGACGCCGTCGCTGAGGAAGCCAGCCGGCAGGGCGTCCTGGACGCAATCGACGAGCGACAGGAGTAACACACCATGGTCGAAGCCTCCCCCTCGGACGTCCGCGTCGATATCGAGACGCATCTGGACGATAGCGACATCACTGCGATTATCAGTCGCACCGCTCGGGAAATCGACCGGGCGTACGAGGACACGGACGTCACGTTTGCGGACACGCAGCACCGCCAAGACTTCGAGGCGGCGCTGGCGGCGCTGCGCATTGCCGAGGGTCGGGACCGCCGGGCGTCCGATGTCTCGACCGGCGGGACGTCGGAGACCTACGAGACCGCCGAGATTGACAACCTGCGCAAGCGCGTCCGTCGGGACGATCCCGGCGACCAGTTCGGCCGCTCGGGCAAGGTCGTCCGCGACACTGGACGTTTCTCGGCTACCACGGGAGACGGCGCATGAGCTGGGGCGTTACGATGATGGGCTTCGAGGCGGCGATGGATCTCGTCGAGGACGTCGTTGTCGACTTCAGCGGCGACACGACGTACATCGCCGGGCCGACCGTCGACTACGCTGTCTACCACGAAACTGGCACGTCGAAGATGGAGGCCCGGCCCTACGTGCGACCGGCGGCTGAGATGGTCCAGGCGAACACCGGCGCTGAAATCCAGCGCATCTCGAAATCGCAGGGCATCCCGCTCAACTCAGAAGAGAACATCATCCGCTGTGCGGCGCTGGCCGTCCAGTCCCGCATCAAGGAGATCGCCGACCGAAAAGACATCCGTGACACGGGGCAGTTAATCAACTCCGTCCGCATCGCGAGGGTCAGCTGATGGTCGGCCCCGCTGCCCGCCTCATCCAGTCCCAAGGCAAGGAGTACCAGCTCCGGAACGCCAGCGGA